CTCCACTTCGCGCTCTAACGCGAAGTACTCTACCAGGAACCGATGCACGTACTCCCTAGGGATACCTCCCGGGTTGCATCCCGGGTAGTTCTCCCGAGGGATAAGTGCAATCAGGTCCCTGAGTAGAGATTGCCGCCAGACACGCAGCGCTCTGCTCCCGATGAGGGAGAGATACGCTGCGAGGGTTCGGTAGTCAAGGCTCCGAGGAGCCTTGAGCTTGAACCCTATCCCGTCTGGGGCAATGAGCCTCCCCACGAACTCGCCCAGCCTCCCCGCGAGGGACTTTGGCTCCGAGATCTCCACCCCCAGAACAGAGGTGGAGAACTCTCGGTAGGCCTCCGCCAGCCTCGGGTCGGCGATGACGAGGTCGTCCCCTACTATACAGTAGGGGGCTTCCCTCGGATCGCCGCCAAGCCGAGCCCAGAGGGCCCTCACCACCGCATGGTGGGAGAGGGCAAATGCTGCGAAGGACGGGACAGTCCCTAAGGGCTGCCCGCACTTCCAGCGAATGACCTCTGAGCTGGCCCCGGGATAGGCTGCCCGAGCGGGAAGCCTCGAGATCCAGCAGAACAGGTCCACCCACGGTCTGTTCCCTCGACTGGAGAGGGACCACAAGACCGTCCGGGTTACGGCCAGTGGGAACCGGTCTGTGGCGGAGCTCAGGTCGAAGGACCAGACGGTCCTTCCTGCCCTGAGCCACTCCGCCACACGCTCCGCTCCCGCAGACTGGTTGTAAGTAAAGTCCTGCGGGATCCGTCTGAGCTGGGAATATAGTTCCCTAGCCCAGGGATCTAGCAGGAACTGCAACCAGCGCGGCGGGGCGTAATAGAACCGGGCTTTCCCATCAGGTTGGACCCGGCAGTAAACCGCTCCGTGCGCCCTGACCGAGCCCGGAGCCGGGCGAAAGTCCGGCAGAACCGGGAGCATCGGCCAGTAGGCCGGCACGGTGCCTGGGGGATGCAGGAAGTGATCCTGCGCAACCCACCAGGCGTCCTTGAACAGCTCTTTACCGACGGGGGTGTAGTTACCCTTACCGTCGGTGAGCTTCAAGGACAGCGGGTTATTAGGGTGGATCTGCCTCTGGATCCTGACCTCAGGGAGCACGTCTCGAGGAGAGACACCGAAGTAGGCCCGGAAAGGAAACCGGGACCTCCAATCTTCAGTGTCCACCTCGATGACTCGCCCTGAGGGCAGAGGCACCGTAAGGACGCGAGCCGTCCCAACAGCCCGTTCGAACTTCTCCACGTCCTTCTTGGAAGGTACGGTTTTCAGACCGCCATAGGCGGTCAAGGCCGTCCTCCAAGCTTGGACGAGTTGGAGAAACTTCTCGAACGGGGCCCTGGTGGCTACCCTCTCCGCATAGCGGAGGTAGCGGTCAGACCACCAGGGGGGCCTGCTGGGGTTCTCCCCGGCTCGGAGCTTCAACAACCACTGGATGAGAGCGGTGACCCGCTCTCTGGTCCAGTCGAAGCCCGAGGCGCGGACCCACCTGTCCACAGCCTCCGTGACTAACTCACGGTAGGCCGCGGACACCAGTGGGAAGGCGGCCATCAGCCTGCGGGTGTAGGCCGTGCTCGGCATGGCAGCACCTCCTTTTGGTGGTGTTGCCACCCGATGTGCGGCCCTGCACCCCGGCCGATAGGCCGGGTGGGGCCACACCGAGCTCGGCTGCTGAAGTAGCCTCGCCGGGGTGGCAGGACCGCCGGCC